AATACGAGCCCAATATTTTTTGGCAAATTACAAAAGATGTCCCTGTTGAAAGAAGAAAAAAAATCCATGAAGATGAAAAACATTTTCCTGATTGTGATGCTTTTCCAGCACCTATTTTCTTACAGGAAAATTATCCCTTGGTTTACCAAGAGCCTTGTAATGAACAGCCAAACGGTTCTTATAAGTTTTCAACAGGAGATGACGAAAATAAATTTCAACAGAACCTAAAAACACAACCTGATGATTGGAAGTACCGAACACAAGAGGTGTATTATAATTTAAATAACAATGGTTATAGAGCACAATCTTGGGAAAAAATAGATTGGGAAAACAGCGTCGTTGTATTGGGTTGCTCTTGTGTTTTTGGAACAGGGTTGTCGGAGTTTGAAACACTTGATGCTGCATTAGCAGATGCATATAACGGTAGACCTTTTATCAATTTAGGTTATCCTGGAGGATCTAACGAACATATTTTATACAACCTAACAATGTTGTTTAAATATTTTCCAATGCCAGCAGGTGTTATTGTTTCATATACAACAACAGATAGATCATTATCGTTTGAAGATATGCGAGCTTATGGTATTGGTCCTTGGGATGTTGCTAATTATCCGGAAAGAGAAACAATCATACACGGAGAAAATAAAACTCAACAATACTTAGCAAACTTTTTGTCAAAGTCTAATGAATTAGGAAGAAACTACTTTACTGCTTCTGTAATACAGCAAATGTGTGATATGTCAGGTGTCCCAAGTTATCATTTTTCATGGTTCCAGAGTGCCGCACACGCTGCAAGAGTAGATTATGTTCCGTATTTAGGTGTTAAGGCAGACAGAGCAAGAGATTTGTTACACCCCGGTGCTGAGGTAATGAGATCTACTGCTAGTCATATTAAAAAGCATTTTCCGTTATAAATAAATTGTATGAAGGAAACATTGAAAAACTTTTTTAAAAAGCTATTTTTAGAGAGATGGGAGTTAACAATATACTTTCCCGCAGAAACAAAAGTTTTGCCTGACGGAACCAGGCTGGAAACAGTGTCTCCCAAGACGTATATCGTCAAGCGTATAAAAAAGTTATCACACCTTCATATGGTGTTTGTTGAAGAAAACGGCATGCGACATGAAATAAAAGTTGTCAATCCCGTTGGATATGATTTAAGGAAAATATTTTAATGAAAAAATTGTGGAATAAAATTAAAAATTGGTGGCTCGACAGAAAAGCCAAAAAAGAACTTGAAAAAAGAATTAAGGAACTAAAAGACCGAGATCCCTTTATTTACGACTAAAGAAAAGATTATATTATGAGTGATTATGGCAGTGCTGCTGATCAGGCAGAAAAGCAGCTTCGAAATATTTCTAAAACCATGTGTTACGCAAAGTGGGCGCAGGTATCCATGCACCTTACTAACGGACAAACACATAGCTGTTATCACCCCCCTACACATAAAATTGATGTCTTAGAAATACAAGACAATCCTTCTGCTCTGCACAATACAAAACAGAAAAAAGAAGAACGCAAAATGATGTTGGAAGGAAAACGTCCAGCTGGGTGTTCTTATTGTTGGAAGATTGAGGACGTTGGGGGAAGAAGTGATCGTATTTACCGAAGTGGAGAATACTGGGCTCAAAATGCCAGAAAAGATATAATCGAAACATTAGATATTGGTAACATTAATCCACGTTATGTTGAAGTTAATTTTAATCAGGCATGTAACTTTAAATGCAGTTATTGTTCCCCTCACCTGTCTACTACATGGGAACGAGAAATTAAAAAAGAAGGTCCTTACAGTATTATTGGACAAGACGGGCATTCTACAAAACACAATGACATTGCTCATTTAGAAAAAATTGATTTAATGCCTATTAAAGTTGCACAGGATGAAAATCCTTATGTAACTGCTTTTTGGAAATGGTGGCCAGAGTTATATAAAACACTAGAAGTTTTTCGTATGACTGGAGGAGAGCCATTAATGGATAGTAATACTTACAAGGTGTTGGATTACATTTATGAAAATCCAAACGCTTGGCTAGAAGTAAGTGTTACAAGCAATATGTGTCCCGATAAACCTAAACTGATGGACATGTTTGTTGAAAAACTTCAAAAACTAGAGGAAATACAAATTTGGCAAAGCGACAGATTTAATCCCGGTTCAGGCAATCACTGGTATGTAAATATGGCAGTGAAAAACTTTGCAGTATTTGTAAGTTTGGACGGAGCAGGAAAACAAGCAGAATATATTAGAAATGGTTTAAATTATGACACACTACAAACAAATGTTGAACGTATTTTAGGGGATACATGTAATACAACCATTACATTTATTAATACATTTAACAGTTTAAGTTTAACGAGTTTTAAGGAATTCTTGGAGTATATTTTAGAATTACGACACGAGTATTCAAGACAAAACCAAGGTGTTAAAAAGATCCCTATCTACGATCCTTATAACACTCACCCGGACTTTGAAGTGCACCCGAGACAACGTATTTGGTTCGATGTTCCACTTTTAAGAAATCCTGAATGGCAGTGTATTAATACTTTGCCAGAAGAATTTGAAAAATACTTAGAAGAAGCAATCGAGTTTATGGAACACAATTCTAATGTAGATGATTTTGTAGGCTTTTACGACTTTGAGATTGCCAAAGTTAAACGTAATCTAGAATGGATGCGTGAAAGAAATATGCCTAGAGAAAAACTTGATATTGCAAGAAAGAACTTTGTTAAGTTTTTCAAACAACACGACGAAAGGAGGGGAACTAACTTTTTAGACACATTCCCTGAGTTTACAAGTTTTTGGAGGAAATGGGAATGAGTGATAAAATAGTTTGGGGTGTAGCGGCAGGGACACATGATGGATCTTTGACAGTGATGAAAGGAAATGATATTCTTTTTGCATCTCACTCTGAAAGATTTTCCAGAAAGAAAAACGATAAAGATTTACATCACTATTTAATTGGGGAGGCGATGGAATATGGATATCCTGAAAAAATTTACTGGTATGAAAACCCTCTTGTTAAAGCAACAAGAAAACTTTATGCTGGCCAAAAAGACATTTGGTTATCACCTAAGAAATACATGGAACGCTATGGTATCTTTGACACTGTTATATGGGGAGATCATCATGCAAGCCACGCTTCTGCTGGTTATTATACTTCTCATTTTACAAACGCTTGTGTTTTAGTTGTTGATGCTATTGGAGAGTGGACTACAACCTCAATTTGGAAAGGCACTAATACAGACTTAAAATGTTTAAATCGCTGGAAGTATCCTAAATCATTAGGATTATTTTACAGTGCATTTACAGACAGAGTTGGCCTAAAAGCAAATGAGGACGAATACATTTTAATGGGTATGGCTGCTTACGGCAATCCTGATAGGTTTTATGATGAAATTATGGAACTATCTGTTTTACACGATAATTTTCACAGGGGTATTAGATGGTGGAAGCCAGAACTTACTGAGGAAGATTATTTTGATGTTGCTGCTGCCACACAAAAGGTTTATGAAGTATATCTAAAAAGAATACTTACAAAAGCAAAAGAACTGACAGGTGAAGAAAATTTAGTTTTTATGGGAGGGTGTGCTCTTAATTGTCTGGCAAATAGAATTATTCCAGATTATTTTAAGAGTAGTTGGATTATGCCTAACCCCGGTGACGCTGGCTCTTCGTTAGGTGCTATTTTAGCACAAACAAAAGAAAGAGCAAATTGGTTAACTCCTTACTTGGGGCATAATATTGAAGGTGAGTATCCTGTAGACAAGGTGTTTAAAGAATTGATTAAAACCGGTATGTGTGGTGTGGCAAATGGCCGCGCTGAATTTGGTCCACGTGCTTTAGGTAATCGTTCTCTTCTCGCTGATCCTAGAGGTATAGAGATGAAGGACAAAGTAAACACAATTAAAAACAGGCAGGAATATCGTCCTTTTGCTCCTGTTATTAGACAGGAAGACGTTAGAGATCATTTTAAAGTTGGTCCACACTTCACCTCTCCTTACATGCAATATATTGTGGAAGCAAAAGAGCCTGAAAAATACCCTGCTATTGTACACCAAGACGGAACCAGTAGAGTGCAGACAGTAACAAAATTGCAACACCCAGGTTTGTATAACTTACTTACAAAATGGAAAGAAAAAACAGGGTGTCCTATGTTACTTAATACAAGTTTAAATATTAAAGGACAACCCATTGTTAACACCGAAGAGAATGCAAAAGACTTTGAAAAACACTATGGTGTTAAGGTTTTTACGGCTAAGTGAAATACTAATTTTAACTAAATAAAGATATGGGAGACGTCATAAACCTAAAAAGATGGAAAAGTAAGCCCAAGAAAGTACTTGGGTACAGGATGTCTTTCTATTCTGAAGAAGAAATCGAAATGGCTCTTCTAGCCTTAAACATGTACGGATTTGGAGAAATTAAGTATACTAGAGATTTCATGAAAAAATTAGATCCTGTGTTTATAAGAAGATGCCTAATGTCTTTGTATCACACAGATTTCTTATCATTAAAAGGCAAAAGAATCATAAATAATATTATAGACCACGTTGAAGAAATATATGATGAGAAGGTAGGATAATTAATGCCAATATACAGTTTTGAAAACATCGAAACCGGAGAAGTACATGACAAAATTATGTCGTGGGATGAAAAGGTTAAATACTTGGAAGAAAACCCTAATGTTAAATCAATTATTACAGGGGCTCCAAGTTTAGTGAAAGGAACTGGTGATCGAACTAAACCACCAGCTGGCTTTAAAGATGTTTTATCCAGGGTTGCCCAAAGTAACCCTACTAGTGCGCTTGCAGAAACATGGGGCAAGAAAGACGCCAAATCGGTTAAGATTCGAGACACCGTTAATAAAGTAAAAAAGAAAATAGGAAATATTAGCACTGACAGCTAAAAATCCAGCAGTTTCTAAACCAACAAAAGGGCAGAATGTCAAATAGGCACTCTGCCCTTTTCTCATCTAAAAAACGGAGAAAGACCAAAATGGCAAAACGTAAAGCACTAGACTTAGTACACACTCAAGGTGCAGCACCAGGAGCAAGCAATTCTCTCAGAATGAGAATCGAGGACATGGTGACAATTGATGCAATAACTGAAATGCAAGGACAGTTTTTTGCTCAATACAAATCAACAAATGCCTTAGCATTTTTATTACACGGTTGTGCAGGTACAGGTAAAACATATATTGCGCTGTATCGAGCATTAGAGGAAGTTCTCATGAAAGGAACACCTTACCGAAAAGTGGTCTTAGTTCGTTCAGCAGTACCATCAAGAGAAATTGGACACTTGCCAGGTGACGATAAGGATAAAATTGAAATTTATTCGTTACCTTATCAAGCAATGTGCCAAGAACTATTTCCAGGAAAAGAAAAGCCATATCAACGTTTAGTTGAACAAAAATATATGGACTTTATGTGTACGTCTTTTGTTAGGGGTATTACATTAGACAATTCTATTGTTATTGTAGACGAATGTCAGAATATGACAGATATGGAATTAAACTCTATAATGACACGAATTGGTGTAAGCACTAAAGTTATTTTTTGCGTTGATTTTAGACAAACTGACTTATATAAGAGACATGATATGTCAGGATTACAAAAATTCATGGTTATCGCCGAAAATATGAAATCATTTAAAATTGTTGAGTTTACAACAGACGATATTGTACGTTCTGATCTTGTTAAAGAATACATTGAAGCAAGGCTAAAATATGAGGATGAATATGGCACTTAACGTAAGTTATTGATATTCTTACAAAAGAAATTCACTATTTTTAGTAAAAAAGGCTTGACTTTTGTTGAAATAGGTGCTATAATGTACGCATAAACAATGAGAAGTGAGGAAAAAATGAAAACAGAACTTAAAGTAGCAGTAGAAAAACTTTGTCAGGATATTGTAGCACAACATAACGAAGACTGGCCTACATTAGACGGCTTTGATTGTACTTACAAGGCTGGTAGAAAGTTTATTAAAATCATCAGAGAAGACGGAAATGGTTCCAGATCTGTTTGGGGTTTTATTAACTTGGCCCATGAGAAGTTCAAAGAAGGAGATGTGCTGTTAGCTCAAGGTTGGGCAGGTCCAGCTCTTAACAAGGCTAGGGGTAACTTGTTAGATGGTTATGACATGAACCATAGGTTACAGTACGGCCCAGGTTACTGTTCAGGTGTGATGGCAGGCACCCCAAGAGATGGAAGTTTTATTTAATAGTGTTTATTCATAATCAGGTAGAAGTACCTAAACTCAAACAAGTAAATACAGAAAACGGACGGAGGTATGTTACTCCGTCCGGTGATCATTTGCCTTCTGTTACTACAATTTTATCTCACAAATCCAAACCATTTATACAAGCCTGGCGTAAACGCATTGGCGAGGCTGAAGCAGATAAAATTTCCAAACAAGCCACGACACGTGGTACTCGTATTCACAAACTTTGCGAAGACATTCTTGACAATAAGTTAACAGAGGATACTCATCTAAATTATATTGACAAAGAAATGTTTCGTAAGTTTCGCCCTTTGTTAGACGATATAAATAATATTAGAGCATTGGAGACAAAGCTCTATAGTGAACATTTAAGACTTGCAGGACAAGTTGATTGTATCGCAGAATATAATGGCAAGTTATCTGTTATTGATTTTAAAACATCAAAGAAAAGAAAGACGCCCTCACAATGCGAGAACTACTTTATACAGTGTAGTGCTTACGCAATTATGTTTGAGGAACTTACTGGCATCCCCGTATCTCAAACTGTTATTTTAATGGCAGTTGAAGGAGAAGAGCCCATAGTGTTTTTACAAAAGAGAGATAACTTTGTAGAAAAACTTTTTGAAGCACGGGACGCATATGAAAACGAAATCCTTAAACGGGGCAACTGAAGCATACGACTTTGACATTTACTCTGATGAGCACATCGAGGATTTGGGCAGACTAGTAGCAAACAAAGCAGTCGTCCTAGTTAAACAAAAATTAAATCAAAAAAGAACCTGGGAAATCCAAAATAGTTGGGGCGAAGGTGCACAGTCTATTGTTAATCGAGCAGTGTCTCTTAGCAACATGGGTAAACATTGGTCCAGTTTACGACTAGATATCTTCAACGTCTCAAGCGAGATTGAGCCTGAATATCGGGACACCATGAATGTTGTTACCTATCAGCTAGGTAAGAAAGGACGCCCAAAAGGTTTATTTGCTAACGGCTCGTTGGGTTGGCATAGTGATCAGGTTGCTGTTGATGACGGCGCGCGAGTAATTGGTTTAGTATCCGTAGAACATTCAGAAAATTCACAAACTTGTTTCTTATGTACTGCCGAGGCTTACGACAAACTGAGCCAAGAAGACAAAACAATGGTAGATGAACTTCGTAGTGTTTACAAGTGGAATAGAGTCAACTTTACTGGAGATTTAATTGACGAACAAAAAGCATTAGTTCGTTACAATCAGGTTCCAATAGACGGTATGTCTTGTAAGTTACAGCAAGAAACATCAGCCGGTGTTAAAGGCATTCATTTTCCTGGCTCGTTGTTTTCTCACTTCGAGGGTATGACAGAGTATGACAGTTTAAAATTTAAAGAGCATCTCTGGGAACAAATAAATAAACCCGAATACATATACGAACATGATTGGCAAGACGGACAGGTTGTGTATATGGATCAAAATATTACATTACATGCACGTCCAACCAACATTAAAGATGGTAATATGAGAAAGATGTGGAGAAGTGTTTCTTATATGAACAAACTGTATCCTAATCATGGCCATTGGGATAGTTATACAGTAAACGGAAAAGTAATGACAGGCGCTGAGTTTATTAGTTTAGTGGATCAGCAAAGATTACAAGAATACAACGAAGGCCAAAAAATAGCAATTTAGGCTTGACAAATTAAACAAAAGGTGTTATTATAAATACCTTGTTCGATGAAACGGACTGAAAGGTTACTTGGACGCGGGTGCGATTCCCGCCACCTCCACCAGATATGTATTTGTGTATTTGTAACAATGTAAGAGAAAACGATACTGATAAGTATCATCTGATTGGAACAAATTGTGGTAAGTGCATATCTGATGGGGGTGAACAGGTTCGACAGGTAATAAGTAGGAAAGTGGAGGACCAGTGCGGAAGCTACTGTGAACGCAACAAAACAAATAAATGCCAACGATGAGGTATTTTCTCTAGCTGCATAAGTTAGACGGGGTATGGGTTCCACCTTGTTATCAAACGGGCCCCTGTATTAAAGGAGAAAAATATGCGTAATGTATTTTTATCGTTATGCGGAATACTAATCCTAGGTGGTTGCAATGCTCTAGATGAAGAGCCAGTTAGTGCAAAAACTATTGAAGCAGCACCTAATATCGAAGCAATACAAGAAGTACAAGATCCGAGGCAAGTGTCTTGTATTGCTAAAAACATTTATTTTGAGGCTAGCGGAGAGCCTCTAGAGGGACAAATTGCTGTAGCTCATGTTGTCTTAAATCGTGCAAAATCTAGTAATTATCCTAATACACCATGCGAGGTTGTTTACCAGGCACGTTTAAGCAAGTGGGGTTTAGAACGCGGTAAGGTTATTCCTTTACGAAACCAATGTCAATTTTCTTGGTACTGCGATGGTAAATCCGATCTTATTAAAGATTGGAATCGTTATAGAAAGTTCGTTAGTATTGCTCACGACGCAATGAGTGGTGAAATACAAGACAATACAAATGGAGCTTTATGGTATCATGCCAATTATGTTAATCCTTATTGGAACCGTAATATGCAGTTAGTAGCATATCACGGAGCACATAAATTTTATACAAAAAACTATTGACAAATCTTTTTGTATAGTGTATAATGTGACACATGATTAATACAATTCCTAACATAATTGTTACTGGAGGATGTGGCTTTATAGGCTCGCATCTTGTAGAACGTTTGTTATTCGAAGGCTTCTTTGTTACAGTTATTGATGATAAAAGAGCTGGAGACTTTGTTATACAGCATCCTAATGTTAGGTATTTTATTCAAGATGTATCTAGATTCTCGCCCTTTACACATCACATACCGCCGCCAAATGCTATTTTTCATTTAGCAAACAGTCCCAGAGTAAGACGTTCAATTGATTATCCTGGTGATACAATTTCTAATAATATTTCTACAACTGCGGCAGTTTGTGATTGGGCGAGAATTTTTAATTGTAGACTTTACTTTGCTACATCTTCAAGTACACAATACAAGGAATCAAAAAATCCTTATACATGGAGTAAAAAAGCATGTGAAGATATGATTAATATGTATGAGGAACAATATGGTATCTTTTGTACTAAATTGTTCTTCTATAACGTGTACGGACCACGTGAAGCTAATTATGGAGAATATAGCACTGTAATTAGAAAATTTAAAACCGATTATTTAAATGGTCGTCCTTTAACTGTTTTTGGTTCTGGAAAAAAAGAACGTGACTTTACTCATGTTTATGATGTTGTCCAGGGCTTGTTACAGTTATTGATCGATGAAAGAAAACATTCAGACGTACATTTAGGAAAAGGACTGCCACAGAGTATTATGTCAATAGCAGAAGATTTTAATACTGACATTATTCACTCTTTTGATAAACCGGGCGAGGCACAGGTTACGCAGTGCATAAAACCATATATCAATTGTCCTTCTGATGTGCATGAGTATATTGCCGATTGGCTAAAAAGGAATCATAATGGAGTTAGTTAAAGACGAGAAAGTAACAGATATTTTTCTCATTACAAAAAAATTTAATACATCATCAGAATTTTCTCAACATATTGAGAAACAAGCATTACGCACACAGCTTAGTCACATGGATGTTTTAGTTGACTATTGTGAAAGAAATGAAATTGAAATTGAGAGTGTGAATAAACTATTGAGCACATCATTGAAAGAGAAAATTAAAAACGAAGCATTGAATTTAAATATGCTCAAGGAGAAAAAAAGCAACGAACTTCCTTTGGATTGAATATGGATCCTTTTGACGTTTACAGGCTGTATCTTTCTTTACGATTACACTTTACAACACCTGATTATGACATTACCAAGTATAAAGGTGCAGTAAAAGGTAAACGAGAAACATTCTTAAAAAGAAAAGATCTTATTGCTATGCGTAAACTAGCTAGAGACTATACTAAGAATGAAATCATAGACTTTCTAGTAGCTAACTTTGTAAGCGGTAATCAATGGGGCGGTATATTTGATACAGAAGCTACAGAAACATACAATTTCTGGTTGACAAAACGGCAAAGGTTGTTGTATACTTTACAAACTGATTTAGACACTATTCTACTTCAACAAGAAATTCGTAGATTAGAGTCAGCAGTATACGATACTGGACACCCTTTAGTTTTTAAACTTTTAATGTCCAAAGAAATACAGATTGAGACTGTTGTAATTTTAGAAAAATTGTTACCTTTTGTAGATAGATATAAAGAGGATTTTGTGTTACAAGACTATTGTTTATTAATTAAAAAATATAAACCGTTTGTTAAATTTGATAAGGACAAAGTTTTTAACAAGCACAAGAGCGCTTTGAAGAAGGTGTACGGCAATGTCCAAAACTAATCGCAATTTTGATCGCGATAAGAGAATTAAAAAAGTTGGTAAAAAAAGTAAAAAATCGCTTGACAAAATCATAAATAACATATATAATTATGATTCATCACATAGTGGTGAACATGATGACGATCTAGATGAAATACTAGATCAACTTTACTATGAAGAACGTAATAAAACGTAATACAACGCTATATAAGGAGAAAAAATATGTCGTTTAATTCACTATCTGATCTTCGTAAATCTCGCGGCGGCTTTGATAAGCTAATGAAAGAGGTTGAGAAGATTTCTAACCCCGTCCAGCAATCGCAGGGCGATGATCGAGAATGGAAACCCACAGTAGACAAAGCCGGTAATGGTTTTGCCGTAGTTCGTTTCTTACCCCCAACTAAAGGAGAAGAATTTCCTTGGGTGCGTAGGTGGGATCACGGATTCCAAGGTCCTACTGGAAAGTGGTACATCGAAAACTCTCTCACTACACTAAACCAAAGTGATCCTGTATCCGAACTCAATAGTGAGCTTTGGAACAGTGGTGTTGAGGCTAACAAGGAGATTGCTCGTAAACAGAAGCGTCGACTTGCTTACTTCTCAAACATCTTGGTTGTAAGTGATCCAGGTAACCCTGCTAATGAAGGAAAAGTTTTCCTTTACAAGTACGGTAAAAAGATCTTTGACAAGCTCAATGATATGATGAACCCTACATTTGAAGATGAGAATCCAATCAACCCATTTGATTTTTGGGAAGGTGCAAACTTTAAGATTAAGATTCGTCAAGTGGAAGGCTATCGTAACTATGATAAGTCAGAGTTTGAAGCACCATCACCTGTTGCTGATAACGATGAAGCTATTGAGGC